TTAGGATCGCAATAGTCTTTCATCTGCTCGTACCAGTCATCTGCATCTGCATGATTCTCACCTTGCAAAACATTTAACAATTTACAAGCACCTGTTCTATGCTTCATCCAATAGTCATTATTAATACGTGTTGCTTTAACAGCTTCTTGGTATGTGCTAATGCCTGTTGCTTTTGCTCCTTCGGGCGAACGTGCTACCCAAGCCGGAATATCAAGTACCATGCCATAGTCCATATAAGCATCCATCCAACGGAGAACGCCGTCACGTTTCTTTTGTGCTTTAGGACAATTGATATCTTTCCAATCGCCTTCCCAAACACCTTTACCAATTTGGAAACCTCCTGAGTCTCCTAGTAGCCAAGTGTTTTCTCTATCTCTATTTCGAACCATATCTTCTTTAGGAACAACCTTAGTTGTATCTAAGTCAGCATGTCCAGCTGAATACAAACTCCATTTATATGTAAACTGTCCTTCGTTCTTATTAAGATAATTTAAACTCTCAACACCATTAGCAAAGTTACTTGGAACACGATTCTTATCAACATACTCGTCATACCGTTGCTTACCTACATAAGTTGCATAAAAGCCGCTTAGTGCAGGCAAGAACGTTGCATAATCATTTTGTGTTGCTGTTAAATCTTTGTTCATTTATTTTCCTATAGTCCTAGTATGCCAAACAAGTTAAACCATCCCATTGATGTTCCGATTACAACTGGCACACCAATCATTGTTACTGCAATAATAAAGAACGCTAGTCCTGCGCCTTTATTGTGATACGGTTTGTTTGGATCACTCATGCTCGCCACCTTTGCCACGTAATGTGTAAAAGATTTGAGGCTTGCGTTTAGCAGCTTCAAATGTTGCTACTGTTATACATACAGCACCTAATAGTAATGTGTGTATTAGTATGTTAGCACCCAAGTACATCCAAGTACCAGTCATTGCTGTAAATGCAATACACCACATCCATGCTAGTATTTGCATCACCATGTGACGGACTCTTAGATCCTTAATGTTAGATAATGGATTCTTATCACTATCCATTATAACATTCCACCAATCAATAATAAAACTCGTCATTAAACATTTCTTTCTTTTTACTTACTTTGTGCTGGTAAGATATAATCATACTTGACCATACCACTATCTACACTAATCATCATAGCACCTTGATCACTAATGCTCATTGTTACATCGCCGTCTAAGTTTAAGACGCTTTGTACTTGTGCTACAGGCCAACTCCATTGGTGTTGTAGCGATCCTTCAATTCCGTGTTGGAATACAAACTCACCTGCGTGTGTACTTGCATCACCAAAACTAAACACTAAGTTACCATCAGTAGTCTTTACATTAAATGTAGGCTCTTCTGAATGTGCCGCACTCATTAGTTTCATACGTGCAATACTAGCCATGCTTGGAGTAATCTCTACGTTCCATTGTGCGCCTTTAAACTTAACAGTCTTAAGTTTTTCTTCAATGATTGCTTTGTTCATAAAGCGATAATCATTTTCAAAGTCACCTGCCGCATTTTCAAAGTGAATGTGCGTTGGAATAGTTTCTCCATTACGGTCTGCTTGTATTACATCAATCTTAGCATCTTTCTGATACTCAGGATTCTTTAAATGCAAACTTAGTTTATCTAAGTTAGGCATACCAAATGTACCTGTAAACTCTGCAACAGGATTATTTGTTGATGCTGTTAAAATAACAGATCTATCTTCAGCCATGCTTTCAACTGTTGTGTCTGTATCGCTTGTTACTTTTACTAAACTTAAAAAGCCTAGTGCATGTGTGTGAGCGACAATGTCTTGTAAAATATCTTTCATATGGGTTCTCCGTTTATAATGTTTATTATATTGCCTTTATCTTCTTTTGTCAAGAAGTTTTCTATAAAGTATTTAGGTTTCCAACCTAACGCTTTAATTTTTTCTGTGTTTGCACAAGTATATTCACGTTCTCCAGGTGTATTTAGGCGAACGGGTACATTTGGTGCAAGGTCTTGAATACGTACAGGTGCTCCTGTACCTATATCAATTATTCCATTTACATTGACTTTTGCTATTAGTATATCAATAGCATCTAACAAGTCTTGTAAATGAACAAAGTCTCTATAATGCCTAGTAGCATATTCTAGTGTATCATTGCGTAGTCTTTGAAAGAACATATTCTTTCTAGGACATATGTCTGAATATACTGTATGAAAGCGCATACCTAGTGTGTTAGGGTAACGACTTGCTAGTTCTTCTAAGCAATACTTAGACGCCGCATAAGGGTTTAAATCGGGCTCATATGCGCTACTAGAGCTTGCATAAAGCACTCTTGTGTCAGGGAAAGCATTAAACAAGCGTTTACTTGCTTCGATGTTGTTTAACCAATAACTAGCAGGGTCTTTGATGCTTTCACGTACACCGCTTTTACCTGCTAAGTGTATTACTAAATCAATTGTAGATTCTTTTGGAAACTGACAAAACATTAAGTCTTGTTCTACACCATTAGCAATATCAATTGTATGTACATTGTGTCCATACTTTAGTGTTAAACGCTTTAGTAGTTCACTTCCTATAAAGCCACTTGAACCTGTTAGTAATATATTCATCGCTTTTCCGATTCTATAACGCTTTCTCGTAAGTATGAGCTACTAAATCTGTGATCTCTATTGTTAAAATACAATTCTATATCACGTCTACGACATATATCTTTGCCTGTAAACTCTTTGTCTCTATATTCCTCTCCTAGAATTCTTACATTAATAGTGTATAATTCTAGTATATCCTCAAGGTCTTTTTCAGTACCATAAGGAATAATTTCATCTACATAACTTACAGCTTTTAATTGTGTGTAACGCTCAACTACTGTTTGTATAGGAGAGTTTTTATCTTTACGATCATTACTAGGATCAACCTGCAGACCGCATATGAGATAATCACATTGTTCTTTTGCTTCACGTAACATTTGTACGTGTCCTGCGTGAAGTAAGTCAAATGCACTACATGTAAATCCTACTTTCATTAGTGATTCCTCCCACCGTCAAATACACAAATAAACTTTAAACCAAAGTCTGTATTATTATGTACTCTGTGGAATACATTGTCCTCAATTAGTACAGTATCACCTGCTGTAACATCAAATATTTTATGATCAAGTTCCATCTGGCCACTGCCGCTGACAAACATATATACTTCTTCTTGCCCGGCATGTCGATGTCCAGTTGTACTTTTATGAGCTGATAACATTGTACTGCTTACTACCAAGTTATTTAATAATGTATTATCTTTTACAATGTAGCGATCATCGTTTTTAACTTCATCGCCGCCAATATCCCATTCACTGTATTTCATTTATCATCCTTTAACTTTCGTTCATGTTAATACAAAGAGCTTGCTGTTCAGGTTTAAAGTAACCTCCGCCTTTGCCATGATTTTCACTTAATGCTTCTCTTGCTTGGAAACACTCTACCATATTAGTATGGGTACTTACATGCTCAACGTAAGGCGTTGCATCATAAAAGTATACAAATACTAATGTCCACATTATATTACTCCTCGTAATAGTTTTCTGCTAAGTTTCTTAGCATTGCAATTAATTCTTCAATGGTATTTAGGTCTTGATTGTTATCAGTATCTATTTCCACTTCCATCTTAATTTTCATATTATTCTCCGAAATCAAACAAACTACTAAATGTATTATGTTGCTTAGTATCTTCTAATGGATAGTTTAGCACACCAATCAAGTTGTCTAGTTTGTTATCAATAATAGTCTCCGCCATTGCTGAATCATCGAATGGTAGTTCTTTAAACCATTCCGGAATACGTAATTCATCTGTTGGATACGCAACACTTGTGTAACCCAGCGGATTCTGTTTTAATTTACAAACAATAACTTTCATACCGTCAACAATCTCTTGCGAGTATTTGTCTCCGTTCATACGCTTTAGCGTATTCCAGTTAATGCTTGCCCGTACATGACCTGGCATATTTGCCTTGCCTTGCTTTTCTTCTAAACGTTTGTAGTGTCCTACTTTGTTAGCACGTTTAGGAGATCCTTTTTCATAACCAGGACGATTTTCAAACTCCTTACGGAACTCTGTAATACGTTGCAAAACATCTGCTTGCGGAATATCAGTAAGTACCATAAGCAAGATTTCACTTAGAAACTCCTGCATAAACACAGGTGTGTCTGATCTACGCAAGTCTAAGCCCATTGCCTTTACCTTGCCTGCTTTACCGTCTAGGTCTGTTCTAAAGCCTTCGTTATCAATTACTAGTGCCGCATAACGCTTCTTAGTAATATACAAGCCCGACTGTGCAATAATTTCACGTCCTGCCGCAATAACATCACTACGTGACTTTGGACAATGAAATGCGTCTGCCATAAACTTTGCAAATGTTGTATTTGCTTGTTCGCATACCTGATCCATAAGTGCAATACACTTTTCTTTAGACCATTCAAGTTTTCCGCTTTCGACATCATCTTTTAGCATAGGCCAAGCACTAAAGTAACAAGAGTCAGTATCGCCATATATCATTGCCTTACCGACATGATCATATTCACCTGTGATACAATTGTTTACTTCTGCTGACATATGCTTAACAATACTACGTCCTGTTAGTGTTGTCGATTGTCCAATACGTTTATCAAAGAATCTACAACCAGGATTAAGAATAGCACCATACAGACTGTTCAAGTTAATCTTTTTAACTAACTGTCTTTTATCCCAATATTCAATTTCAACAGCATTGCCGGCATCTTTTGCTTTTTTAAGTTGTGCCTGCATGTCTTTACGTTCAGCATACCAACGCTTTAGTAGTCCTGGAATAACACCTTCATACTCCTGTGTAAAGATTGTACCATTCGAACTAAGCATCCAAGGATTGTGTGAGTCAAATATAAGTTTGTATATTTCAGCACCACTCATTACTTCTGTTTGTCCGCCTTCAAAATCAATTGTAAGAGGAATATCTTTACGTTGTTCCATAACAGCATCGTATTCTTCTGTTGCAAAACGTCCTTCCCAACTACCTGCAAATGACTTTTTCTTAAGAGTCATATCTTCATGCACACGGGCTTCTGATATCTCAGGACGTATCTGTCCTATGATAGTTTCAGGTGCCATATTCAATGCACGAATAACACTAGGATACAGTGAATTCAAATCCATTGACGCTACCCATTTGTGCAAGCCTTTCTTTGGAAATGCAACATACGCACCAGCCGCTTGTGTATTCTCAGTGTCGTCGCGTCTTTTACGATTAGGAACTTGTAGGCCTCTGTTGTGTGCTTCGTTAACAATGCCTTGTTCTGTAACAGCAACAGCACCCATAGTTGTTTGTAACAGCACTGTGTTTTCATGTGCAACAGTATTTGATAGATCAATAAAGCGTAGTTTCTTGTCTAGTTTGTCAAGTAGTGCTGTATCTTGTATGTTATATTCAATAAACTTACGGAAGTCATTGTTATACAGTTGATCTAGTGTGCCTTCATATGGCACTTTGTTTTCGCCTACTTCAATTTCACCAATAGCATCTAGTCGATATGTATGACGTTCTTCATATGTGTACTTACGATACAAGTTTAAACTATCTAAGTGTACTCTACCTACTAAGTCAAATGTTTGTGCTGTCTTGCCATACTTTTCATATTCACGCTTCTTAGGCAATTGGCCCCACAAGCAGAATCTGCGTGTATCATCTTTGCTTAGTACACGACTTGTTCTGTTTACAGTATACGGAATATCATAACCTTCACTGTTCCAACCTGATAAAATATCAGCGTCTTCAATTAGCGTTAAGAAAGTGTCAATCATGTCACCTTCTTTTTCAAATAACATTACATTTTCAATGCCTTCAAGTTCTGCTTTTGCTTGATCCATTGTAAGTGTCTTAGGCGGAACAGCAAGACACACCATAGTTTCCATCCACTGTAAGTATACAGATATAGAAGTAATAGGCATAAACGGATCACTAGGATCAGCAAAGCCTTTCTCAGGATCAAAGTCTGTCTCAATATCAAAGAATGCAATATTCATCTTAGGACCATCTTGGTTAAGATAGTTTTCACTTAAACATTGGAATATTGGATTGATGTCGCTTTCGAAAAGATCTTTGTCGCGGTTAATAGCAACTTCTTTTCTAAAGTCTTTTGTGTTCTTACATACAATACGTGTTAGCGGATCGCCATACACACTTTTGTATTTGCCACGTTGGTCTTTAAAGTAAAACGTATACTTTGCGTTGTACTCGCGGTATTCTCTTTTACCGTCTTTGCGTTCAACTACTCTGATAATATCAGAGTCGCGATCAAACATTGCGTCTACATAACTCATTCATTCTCCTACGTTGCTTATGGCCAACTTAACCTTCTACATGCCTAGCTATTGCTATTGGCGTTATATAATATATAGTCTACTAAGAGCTATGATGTTCATAATAATGAACCAACCAGTGAGTACTAATACCCAAGGTAGTCCACGTCTATATGCTCCAAAGAAACTTGCACAACTTCCTACAAAATAGAACGGTATGAAGATATCTGGTCTTGGAGTGAGTACAGTCCATGTTAATATAGAACTACCTATAATAACACTAACAGCACCTATCATCTCTGCATAGTGTGCAACCGGGTCTGAGGTGAGACTATCTCTATAAAAGTCTTTAATCCCTTGCACTTATTTGTCCTTACCGACAGTTACGACCAATGTTTCAAGATCGTCAAACTCATCGGAAACTCTTTCCCAGTCACCTTTTTGTGCAATTTTAATTGCTTTGTTAATTAAACTTGGCTTAATGTCAAGTTCTTCAGCTACAGCCTTAACTGTATCTTTTAGACCTGCTGTAAGGTCTTCTACTTCTTGATAGACTGTTACGCCTTCATTTACTAGTCTTTCTAATTTTGCCTTTTCATCGGCACCGAATACACGACTTCCCATATGAGGATCTCCTTTAGTAATTTATATACTATTATACGGTATTATGAAGGGTTTGTCAAGAACTTTTTTCGTTTAATTTACGAAAAAGCATTTCTTTGATAGATTCCTGAGTAGGATCTGTTTTGTACTTTTGCTTACGTGGAAGTACTTTTGTTTTATCCGTATGTGAACCACCTGCTCCACTAGTGCGTAGTGCTTGTAGATCTTTGTATCCCGGATTACGTGCCTTGATTAACGGTTTCTTAGGTTTCTTTTGTGCCTCAGAGTTCATTTGACTCTTTGAGTTTGCCTTCTTCATTAGTATTAATAGTTCTCTTTTTAGTGCAGGATCTTTAAGTATGTTTTGTATTGATGTTGCATACTTATCAGCTACACTATTCTTGCCTTTAGTGTCTGTTTTATCTTTCTTATCGTTGCCTGTAAATACTCCGCTTAATGCTTTGTTTAGAGCATCAGGAGCAAGTGCTCCGCCTTTTTGTGTTGCATTATAACCTGTTTGAAATGCGCCGCCTAAACCTTTGGATTTGTTAACAGCTTTAACAGCATCGATTGGACCTTCTTCAATATCATTGTCCATGCTGTCACCAACAAGTTTATTTCTAGCAGGGTGTGGTGATTCGTTGCCACCTGGTTTAGAACTCTTAGTAAAGGCATCCTTGCCTTTGAGTTGACCTGCACTACCATGTTTTTGTTTACCTTCGTTAAGTGTTACGCCTGCTAGTTTAGCAAAATCACTTATGCTGTAATTACCTTCAACTGGCATAGTACCTTGCGGTACATTTACACTTTCTTGTAGGAAGTTTTCTTCAACTTGTACACTTTCTTGCGGGTTAGCGCCTTGCATACTTGCAACCATCGCTGCTCTATCAGCAGCTCGATCAGTTGGTTCTATTTGGAATAGTTTTTGTTGAAGTTTTTGAAAATCCATATTAGGCCTTTACGCACTTATTAACACGTTTGCCTGCGTTCTTGCCAGTGCCTTTTTGTGTTCCAGCTCTTTTGTAGCCTTTCCAACACTTTTCAGGACCAGCTACTTCAGATAATTCATCTTCTGATAACCCTAATGTTTTATAACTTGGGTTACCGCACTCGTCGCATATAGCAACAGCTTCAGATAATCTGTCTGCTAATGATTCTTTGTAGCCTTTTTCTTTCTTAGCAATTGCAATAGCAGCTTTTTGTTTGTTGCTTTTACCTTTGCCTTCACCAACTTCATCTTTACCACTTGAAATACTATCTAGTGCATCAGGAGCCATTGCACTATCGTCAGCTTCTTGGTAATCCATGTGATGATAAACAGAACTTAAATAGTCTGCGGCTTTCGTAATCTTTGCTTGTACCCAGCCTTCTAAGCCTTCTGCTTCACTTACACCTTTAAGCATATCGTGTAGTTTAATTGAATACTTAGCGGCCTTGTATAACTCGGCACGTGCCATTTGTACTTCGTGGTCTTGCTCAGCTCTATCAGCTAATTCGCCTAAACCTTCTTTTAAATCTTTTTCTCTCATCAGTAACTCCTACTAATATATATTTATCTTTTTGCGACCTTGCCGCCCATTAAATTGTTTTTAATATCTAAGGCATTTTTAGCTGTTCCGTCTGGATTCTTTGCTTGTGGTGCTTGTGGTGTACCGTGTTTGCCTTTTTTCTTACCCTTACTGTATGCATACGTAGGATTAACTACACTAGCAACACTACCCGAGCTAGTAGCACCTGCGCTTGCTGATTCTGCCACACTAGGATCGTTACAGTTACAATGTTTACAATCTGCTGGACAAACACAATCTTCTCTTTTAGTATCTGCACCACAACACTTGTCTGAACAATGTGTGTCTTTTTGGGATTCTAATATTATATCATTTATTTTCATGTCTATCTTCCAGTATATCTTCCATTACTTTTGTTGCTGTGTCAGTAAAAAACCTTGGAGCAACACTGTGTACTACTAATGCCGGTACAAGTAACTGAAGTTTAGCGGCTGTCTTTAGTGCCGCTGTCATATGTTGTAAGGCAGTTTCGCCTTGTTTTTCTAAGTGTAGTTTGCATTGTTTACTAAACATTACTTTTTGCCACCTTTCATGTTTGCACACCAGTGATACATTCTTGCTTTTTCACCTGATGCTTTCTTAGCACGTTTGCGTAGTGCTGTAACTGATCCGTTACAACTAGCACCTGACTTCTTTACTCGTCCAGGTCTGCTTTTGCCTTTTTTCTTACCATCAGCAAAGTTTTCTGCAATAACTTCTTCTAATGGAGTGTCAATCATTCTAACAGTTGCAAATTCTTCACCCATAAGTCTTAATGCATCAAACCTATGATGGCCGTTTACTATACGTCCTTTTGGATCAATAGTTAAAGGACTGTAGTTTCCATCTTTTACTTTAGTCATTTGCTTTTCAAGTTTACGGAAGTTTCTACCTTTTTGTACACTACGTAATTTGTTTAATTTGATTTTACCTAATTTACCTTGATCTTTAATTTGTGGAGGTGCTTCTCCGCCTGTAGGCTCGTCATCAAAGTGTGCATCTTTATATCCTTCAGCATCTTGTACATCATAACCAATACGGTTAAGTTGTTTCATAAGATACTTCATTTCTTTTTGTCCAGCATACGGAGCAATAACTACATCTGGTTCATCATAGTTTGCACCTTTTGGTACTGACTTTAAGTTTGCTAAGTTTGTTCCAATTTTGTAATGATCATATGCTGTATCAGACTTTGCTAAGAATGTATTCTTAGGATTAGGTATTTGTTCACCTTCACTGTATTGTGCTTTACGCTTTGCAATAGTTTTTTTACGTTTCATTTGCGGTGTTTCTAATGCTTTCATTACTTCGTTGTAACCTCTAAGCATACTCATAAATGCATCGTAACCTGTGCCGCTTAACACTGACTCTACGCCTTCAGCGTTGTAGTCCATGTTATCTTTAAAGCCTTCTAGTCTTTGTTTTAATCTATTCTTAAGTCCGTTAAGTGTGTAAACACCAACGCCCTTTACCCATATTTCTAAGTTATCAGGACTATAGTCTTTTACATCATGTATGTCTGCATACTTGCCTTCAGAAAGTCCTAAGTTGAATAGTACGTTTGTACTCTTGCCTTTTACTTTTTTACTTAGTGTAGGCGGTACTCCGTCTTTATCTACCTTGTTGCCAAACTTTCCAGCTTCTTTAGGAATCTGGTTAGTATCAACATCAACAGTAGTGTTAACGCCTTTTACAATTCTTCCGTCTTCTGATATCTCTTGAAACTTCATTTCTTTTTACGGCCCCTAAATTGAGTAGCACCTGTCATATAAGGTTTGCTGAACCAAAGTTTAAACCATTCTTGGTCTCCTGGCTTTAGTCCCATTTTCTTTTCTTTCTTCTTTAGCTCTGCAGCTGTTTCACTAGGATTTTCGTCAAGTTTATATTCTGAATATCCTCTAAATTCTCCTACCCCAGCAAGGCGCTTTATGTCCTGTAACTCATCCATTAGTTTCTTTGTCTACTACGCCCATGCCTTTACGTACAGCGGTATATAAAGGTTGTGCTAATTTACGATTTGGAACACCTTGTGAAAATGCTTCTAAGTTACCTTCAGCAGCCGCAAGTCTCATTTTACTTGCACTCATGCCTTCTGCACCGTCTGCATCTGGATCACGCTCGCCTGCACTTACTACTTTTAATGTGTTAAAAGAAAATGGTATTTTACCTGTTTTATCAGGCTTGCCATTATATGTGTCAAACATTTTTTGAAAGCCATCTACTCTATCACTACCTGCAATAAAGATTAAATCAGTATATCCTAAACTTTGTAACATTTCTAATGCTTGTACAGGTGTACGTACACTTAGGTGTCCTACGTTAATAGCGGGAAAAAACTTCTTTGCAAAATTTAATTTAGTTGTAAAGTCTAGTGGATCTGTTTTAGGTTTTTGTGTTTGACTAAGGAACAAATAATGATCACCATCTTGTTTCTTAATTTGGTCAACTAATTTTTGATGACCAATAGTTGGAGGGTTCAATCTACCAAAAGCAAGAACCGCTCTTTTTGCTGGTGCTTCAAACAGTTCTCTAAGAAACATTTAGTATTCCCCTTCTTCAATATTTTTTACTTCTTCGTCACGTATACGTTCAATTATGTTTAGTTCATCTTCTTCTGTAAACACACTTTGTGAACCATCAAGTCCGTACTTTGTACAATACTGTTCCATTGCATTTTTTACTAATGGACGTAAAGTCTCTGCAAAGTCTACTGACTCGCCTTTTCTAAACTTATCTGATATGCTAGTCATAACAGGATAATATTCTTTTCTATAAAACATAGGATCATTTTTCATGTATGTATGACAATCATGTGATACATTCCATTCTAGTGTAAAATCATCTTTGTTTGCTAATTCAAGTAACTTCATACTAACTCTCTTTGTTTATAAAATCTTCATACTTAGTTCCGTATGGACTAGATGCTATTAAAATATTATCATCTTCGGGCTGTTGTTTATCTGATTCCGTATTGTCTAATCCGTTTATCTTAGCTAAACGATTGCCTAAATCTCTTATTTGTTCTGCTGCTGATTTTTCTACCATTTTCTACAACTCCAATAACGTGCCTTATGACGCGGTCCTGGATTATCACAGTTGTGTCTTGCTCTAAATGAACGTCTTGCTGCTGGATTGTTTTTTCTAATACGCATAGACTTGCCTTTGACACTTGAACCGCCGTGTCCAAAGTTTACTTTAACTACATTACCTTTTGGATTCTTTACATATACTTTAAACTTTTTAGTATCACCTGCCATAGGCTTACCAAGTTTAACTTTACGTCCTTGATATTCTGCTTCATCTATCGGATCGTCATCGTCATTGTACCACATAACTCCGTAGTTTTCAAAAAACTCGTCGTCATCATCGTATGTTTCTTCTACGACAGGTGTATCGTCACCTGATGATATTTCAATATCAAAGTCATCGTAGCCCTCACTAAACAAGAAGTTCGCTAGTTTATCAGCATATTCGTCTGCTTCCGATTCATCTAGTAGTCTAGGTAGCGGTATATGATATACACTTGCTCCTTGCTCTGTTTCTAATAATTCTGTACCTGGAAAAATGCTTTCATCTAAACTTTCGTTTAAACTTTCGTTCTTTTCCATTACTACTCTTACAAAATGTTCCATAATGCTTCCTTTTTAATATTTATCGTAATCAACTTATACGCCATTTTATAATGCTGCTATTCTTGTTTTGAAGTCTGCAAAGTCTGTACTTGCTGCTACTAATGCTTTCAAGTCTGCTGTATTAGTATACCCTGGTATTGCCGCATTGTGTGTAACTTGTCCGGTGTCAGCATCGTAACCAAGTATGGTTGTCATTGTATCGTTTCTAATTGGTGTAATTATTGTGCTATTTGCTCCAAAGTTGTATACTTCTGCACCAGTTGCGTTTATTACAATCGAGTTTGCGGCTTGGTTTGAATAACCTGCTTTTTCACCAATTGCTATTGCATTTGCGCCTTGATTTGCTACACCTGATTCTTTACCAATTGCTATTGCATTTGCGCCTTGAGTAGTTTTACCTGCGTCTTTACCAATTGCTATAGCAGAGGTACTTTGTTGAATTGCGGCTGCGTCTTTACCAATTGCTATAGCGTCTGTACCTTGTCCTCCGAGGAAAAACATATCGCTCGTAGGTGTTTGACTTGCATTTGCGCTTAGTGTAAGTGTTGTGCCGCTATCTACAGAAACAACAGTTTGTGTTGTAAATCCAGTGCCACGAACTCGGAACCCTGGATATATTCCTGTTGTATCATCTACAACAAGTGCTGCACCGCCAGTTCCGCCACTTACATAACTAGGAACAAGAAGGTTACCCGGTGCTGCGCTATAGCCAACTGCAACAGCGCCATTTTCTTGCCCAAAGGCGCCTGCGGCTGCACCAACTGCAACAGTGTCATGGCCTTGATATTCTGCACCCGCTGATTGACCAATTGCTGTTGCATCTTGACCTTGCTCATTTAAACCTGCATTATTACCAACTGCTACTGACATCATTGCTTGGTTGATACTTCCTGCACCAGTACCAACTGCTACAGTCCAGAGAGCCTGTCCTGTTTCACCTGCACTTGAACCAATTGCTACTGCGAGGTTTGCCTGATTAGTTTTACCTGCATTGCTACCAAGTGCTATACTTGACGCACTTGTTCTTAAACTTACTGCATCTACACTTGCTGTATCTACTGGGCCGACAATCTTATTGCTAACTCCATCTACTAGTAATGTACTATCATCACCAAACACACTACCTACAACATCTAATGTACTATTTCCATCCTCTAGTGCTTCAACACGAGGATATACTTCGTCAAAGTTATCATTAACTTTATCAAGGGCTGAACGTATGCTTTCACCGTCTCCGGTTAATTCGCCTGTTCCTAAATTTATCGTTTGTTTTGCCATCTATTACGCCCTTAATGATTTAGTCTTATACTGTTAACTGTGCCGTCAGTCCAATTACTAACGTATGTTCTTACCCAAACATAGTTTCCAGTAAAATTATAGTTTTTACTATTAGTAGTAGCACTAGTATATTCTACAGAAGTAATGCTTTGAGTTGCAACTAAACCAGTAGTGTCAACACTTTGTTCACCGGAGTCTAAAACTAAAGTAAACCAGTCAGCTTCTACTGGGTTAGTTGCAAGTGTTCCTTGCATAGCTACTTTCCCAATAAACCCTGTTAGGTCTACTTGTACTGTATGAAGGCCGTCACTACGTCCGTAGTACCCGTCCCCTTTGAATTTTTCACCTGTGACAGTCTCAGTGGTACCGCCTCCTGGGTGTGTATTTGCTGTTAAAATTGTTTCGCTATTGTTCTGCATATATTTATTTATCTAGATCTTGTGTACTAACAATTCTTTGTACACTCTGAAAATTGTGTCCTATCAACAAACTTATTAGTTGTAATATCTTTTCGTCCCTAACATAAAAGTATAATCCGCAAGCACCACCTTGTTCTACAGCTTCTAATGCTATACGTCCTATTTTTACTTTGTCTTTGTTGTTTAGTACCCAATTATAAAAACTATAGTCAATACTACGATGGTTAAACGTAACTCTATAATCAAACCCAGTGTCAGTGTCAACAAGTATAACATTCTTATCTAACTTAGATAAATTTTTAGGATTTGGTTGCCAGTATTCTTTAATTGTTAAGCGAGAAACTAAGTTTGTAATCACAGAATTACTATTAGTATACACATTCATAGTCGAATTTTCAATTCTAAGTTTGTATTCGTCCGGATCAAATGATGAAAATACATTTAGCATTGTTTTGGCATTACGAAAGTCATCGTAAGAAATAAACTTTTCTCTTATACCATACATAGTAAGTATTACATTGTTCTCATCAAGACTAGATTGCATACGATCTAAATTAATACGTGCATGATTTAGATTCTTATCTCTAAACAGATGAGAACAATGGTTCTTTATAACTAACTTATAAAGGTATTGATTATAAAACAGCGATTTTGTTTCATAATTCAACAAGAGCTTCCCCAACACACTCTAATTCTAAACTATTTGATTCTTCTGTTAGTGTAATATTAACAGTACCGCCTGTTTTAAGGTTGCCAAATAATAGTTCACGTGATAAGGGTCGTTTAATTTCATTATCAATAACACGAGCTAACGGTCTTGCACCCATCTTAGGATCAAATCCTTTTTCTACTAAGTAGTCAAGTGCTTCACTTGATATATCAATCTTAACACCTTTGTCTTTAACCATGTCTTTAAGTTCAACAAGGAACTTACCAACAATTTTAAGCATAACTTCTTTAGATAGTTTCTTAAAGATAATAGTAGCATCAAGTCTGTTACGGAACTCTGGAGCAAAGAACTTTTTAAGTGCTTTATCTTCGTATTCTAATTCAAACTCGTCGTTAAATCCAATTAAGTTTTTCTCTGCATCACTAGCACCAAGGTTAGTAGTAAGGATCAACACACAATTACGTGCATCTGCTTCTTTACTATTTGATCCAGTTACCTTACCATTGTCCATAAGTTGTAATAGGATTTGTGATACGTCAGGGTGTGCTTTTTCAATCTCATCTAGTAGTAATACACAGTTAGGATTCTCTTGTAGCCTTGTGATCAACTGTCCTGCGTCATCATCAAAGCCAACATATCCTGGAGGCGAACCAATTAGTTTAGCAATACTATGTTTTTCTTGATATTCACTCATATCAAAACGCACAAGGTTTACACCTAACTGTTCAGCAAGTGATTTTGCTGTTTCAGTTTTACCTGTACCAGTTGGTCCCATAAAGATGAAACTACCGATAGGCTTATCTTCTGCTTTAAGTCCTGCTTGTGCAACTAGTATCTTATCTACAATATTTTCAATTGCTTCGTCTTGTCCATAAACATCTTGCTTCATATTATTTTCAAGATGTGCAAGATTACTTGTTTCTTTTTCAGCAACATTTTCAACAGGCATATTAATCATTTTTGCAAGTTCAAATTGTATTTCTTCTTCAGTTACAAGTTTTTCTGTTTCTGGATCTTTTAAGTTAAAACGTGAACATGCTACATCAATTAAGTCAATTGCCTTATCGGGTAACTTCTTATCGTTCTGATACTTGACACTTAGTTTTACAGCCGCTTCAATTGCTTGTTCTGTAATAATAGTTTGATGATAGTCCTCATAGTACTTCTTAATACCACGTAAAATATCTTTTGCTACTTCTGATGTAGGCTCGTCAACAGTTACACGTTGGAATCTACGCATTAAGGCACGATCCTTTTCAAAGCTCTTACGGAACTCTTCCCATGTAGTTGATGCAACTACTTTTAAATTGCCTTTTGCCAATGCAGGCTTTAACATGTTTGCTAGATCGTTTGTCTTTTCTTGGCCGCCAGCACCTGCACCTTGCATCATGTGTGCTTCATCGATAAACATTACTGTTTTACCTTTTTTCTGAAGTCCTTTGAGTACTAGTTTTAAACGTTCTTCAAAGTCACCGCGATACTTACTACCTGCTAACATGCTACCAATGTCTAAGTTGTACACTTCGTACTCTTTTAAGAACTCTGGCACTTCATCATTAACAATTTTATATGCAAGACCTTCAGCAATTGCTGTTTTACCAACACCTGGGTCACCAACTAGTAGTACATTGTTCTTTGAACGTCTACCTAATGCTAGTGCAATTGAATCTAGTTCTTCACTTCGGCCTATAATTGGATCAATTCTATCCTTGTGTACTTCGTCGTTGAGATTAGTAGTAAATGAACGTAGTGCTTTAGCGGCCGCTCCACTCATTTCTTCATCTTCAAAATCTTCTTCTAGTTCATTGGACACATAGTCAGCAAACCTGTCTTTGCTAATGCCGCCTTTTTCAATCCAGTAAGTTGCAATAGATTTCTTTTCACTTAGGATACTAATAAACACATCACTTAGTTCAATGTTACTACGTCCGCTAAACAATACTTGTGTAAACGCTCTGTTTAACACACGTTCTACAGACTGTGTTTTCTTAGGCTTTTGTTTACCTTCGTTTGTTTTAATATCATCAAGTGCGGTCTTTAAATGATTCTCAAGATTGCTTTTTAAGAAAGCAGGGTCTGCACCATATCCTTTAATTACATTCTCAAAGTTTTCTTCGCATAACATTGCGAAAAGAATATGTTCAACTGTAACGTATTCGTGTTGAAGTTTGCGAGCATCATTGATTGCTTTTTCAAATACTAACTGTAATTCTTTGCTTGGTTCTACCATTTATAGTGTTTTCCTAATTTTAGTTTGTTTTTTCTTCGCCATATCTAGTTTTAGTCTTGATACCCGATTTGTAAATTCTATTCCTTGTAAGTGATCATATTCATGTAGAAAGCATCTTGCATCTAAATCATATAGTTCCATTATACACTCTTTTGCATCAATGTCAAGGAATTTTACAACTAATCCTTTAGGTCTTGTTACTTTTAAAAACAAGTCTGGATGACTAAGACAGCCTTCAGGCATTAATTCGGAATTAATACTTACTTTATCAATAGTAGGATTAATAACGGTAAGTGGACTATTATCTTCAAGTAGATGCGGTTTCATTACAAAGATCTGTGCATTAATACCAACTTGGTTTGCACTTAATCCTATGCCGCCTTCCTGTGTCATTAACGCAATCATATTCTCTGATACTTCTTTAGCATCAAGAGTGTTAAAGTCAAAAGGATCTACAACTTTTTGTAGCCATGTGTTTGGTGATTTAATCAGCTTCATCATTTTCTATCGTTTTCTTTATACTCTTTACGTATTGTAATACCGCTGAGTTTTTTATCTTTGGTATAATAGCACTTACAATTATATATGCATTGCCTCTAGTACCATTCTTTCTGTTTGGCAATCCATGTTGTGCGATATTAAACCTTCCATTTGTTTGTGTACCTGGTGGTATCTTTAAGTTCAGTTGTCTTCCGTCTATTGTATCTACTATTATACTAGTTCCTACAATTAAGTCAAGTGCATTTATTTTATATTCTCTGTAAAGATGAATACCTTCACGCATCCAGTTTACATCATTTAATATTTGTATCTTAACATGCAAATCACCTCGTTGCATTTGTAGTATATCATCACCTAACCCACTGTATCTTATAACATCACCATCTTTCATTCCTGGTGGTATTTCGATATCAACTGTTTCTTTCTTTCCGCTTCGTAATGCATAACTAGCAATTAAATTTTTACCGTTTAGAACATCTTCTAAAGTTATTTTTGCTGCAATAGTAATGTCTTTATTACGTTTTGGAGGATTTTGAAAAGGATTTCCTTGTGCGCCGTTTCTAAACATATTACCAAATATATCTTGAATGTCTACATTAACATTATCATAACCAAAGCCAGGTCGTTGTTGATTCCACTGTGGCTGTGGGTTATCATATTGTTGACGCTTTTGTGGATCGCTTAGTACTTCGTATGCTTCTTTGATTCTGATAAATTCTTTATGATCACCGCCCTTATCAGGATGATGCTTTGCCGCAAGTCTTCTAAATGCGGTTTTTATTTCTTTCTCAGAAGCTGATTTATGTAAGCCTAGTGATGTATAGTGGTCCATACTAGTACTTATTTGTTAGAGTACTACTTCTTGCTAGTTCCGGTGTATAAGCCAAACCATGCTGCACCAGCACCAACCACAATACTAATTAAACCTGATTGTTCCATTGTAGGAGCTGCTAAGTCCATATACCAAATTACACATTTGTATAGTAATACAATGTAAACTGTTAAGAATAATCTTGGAAATATTCTCCAAGCATCTACAGCTTTGGCCATGTCAATAAGACGTTGGTATCTATTCTTAGAACTATCTACTGTAGTTGTATCTACTTCAAGTTCAATGTTTACTTTTTTAGTTTGAGTGTCGCTCATTTCTTTTTCTTTCCCTCTAATTTAACAAGACGTGCTTCTAGCTCATCTATCTTTTTTGTTACGTGTGGATATTTTTTACGCCAAGCATCTGGATCATTTTGTAACCATGTCCAGCCCCAACGTACAGCTAGGTACTCTAAGATAGAATCAAATTTTGTTACAGCCCATGTTGCCATTCTTGTATCTTTAAACCAAAACAAAAACCCTGCACCAAACAACGATCCTGCTAGTGCTGTATAAATCCATAAGCGATCACTCGCCATTTGTTCAATCATTTCCCACATAATATACCCTCTAGTTTAATTACTAGTATTTATGCTATTATATGAACAAACTGGCTAGTAAAAGTAATGCCGTAATGGTACCTAAGAATACTGTTAGTACTCCAAAAGCGAATAAAACTATGTTGAACGGTGTAACAGGAATGTCTTCAATACGTCCTACACCAATTACTGTTTTAAGTACAGCTCTAAAGAACCCAATCATTAATAGCCATTACGCCAAACATGAATGCCATTGCCATTACCTGTATTGTTGTAGGTATTACAACAAACATAACTAGCGGATTATAGTCCATTTTCATCCAGTAGTCTTCTTCGTGCCATTGTTTTACTTGTTCGGGTGTTGCGTTACTGTAGTCCTTCATTTTAATAGTACCTGCTTGATGCCATCATTATAAAGAACGGTAATGCGATAGGAAATGTTACTAAGAACAATCCTTCTACAAGGTCGCAAAATCTGCATACCCTTTCGTCTTCTTTCAATTTTAAAATCATCTGTGTCATTGTGTGTTTTCCATCTATATGTGTGTGTTTACTCCCAACAAAGATAACATAAAAACAGCCGCAAGTCCGCTTACTTCGAGTGCGTCTCGAAAAGATTCTATGTTAATTTTTGGAGGTTTCATTCTTTAAAAAAATATTATAACTTACAAACCTTTGTAAGTCAACCATATTTATCTAAATGACAAAAAAACGTGTTACTTTCGGTAACGTGGGTATCTCTTTTGAAATTTGTTTGCTTTGCGTTGCCACGAACGTTCTAACAAACGGCCTAGTAGATCACTAAGCCAATTGATCATACTATGTAATCCTGCCGTGACTTTTTAGCTGTACGAACTTTACCGCTGATTGGACTAGTGAAAGGTACTTCTGCAAGTCCTTTAGTTCCACCTGCTTTGCTATATAATAAATCAAACAAGCAATATGTTAATGCGACAAAACTAGTTAAGGCTATGAACAAGATAAATGTAATGCTAAGTATCTCTAACATGTGTGACCTCTACGAACAAGTTCTCTTTTTACTTTAACTTTTATTTTAGGTATTGCATTACTATTTTCTAAGTAGTCTAATAGTTCTTGCTTTGGTGTAGATTTTAAATAAAAGTGTTCTACTTTGTTTCTTCCAGTATTCTTGTCTCTTACTGTGTGTGATGGTTTAAATTTTGCTGGCACTATTCAGGCCCTCCGTTATGTTTACGTTTTAATTTTTTTTCGTCCCAATCTTTTAAGGCTTGTTTAATACTGTCTTCTGCTAATACACTACAATGTAACTTAATAGGTGGTAATTCTAGTGCTTCGGCTATGTCTTTATCTTTTATTTCTAATGCTTCAGACATTGTAAGACCAGTAAGCATTTCAACAAACATTGTTGAACTTGCTATAGCACTGCCACAGCCGTATGTTTTAAACTTCACATCTAGTATAGTATCAGTGTCAGGATCTACTTTAAGATCAAGTTTCATGACATCGCCACACGCCGGTGCTCCTGTCATTCCTGTTGCTATATTGGGATCTTTTGGATCAAAGCGACCAACGCCATGCTTTGCTGGATTGTTTAGAACGTCTTCGAAACGATCTACTACTTTTTGTGAATATGCCATAAGTTTTTAGTTATTATTTTAATAGTATAACAAAACTATTCTTGTTTGTCAACCTCTTGAGTTTCACTTTCGTAATACTCTTTGTAAGCATCTATAATTTTATTTTGTTTAATCATATATGCACGTATTTGTGCATAGTTTTTTCTAAAGTTTTCGTAGTCTTCATCTGTTAAACCTATTATAACAGGATCAATGTTTTTGCTTTCTAAGTCTGTAAATACTTCTTCAGCATTTTCTCTGTTTATTATAATCCAACGAACTTGTTCTAGTTCTGCAGGTGCAGGTAATGGAAGGTTAAGAGGTCGTCGTTCTACTTCAGTCTTAAAAACTTCTAATGGCTGTATTGTGCTGCAACTAGTAAGTAACGTAGTTAGGATTAGCAAGCTCAGGACAAACAGTATTGATCTTTGACTTCTTTGTAGCATTTATTTCCTCTTCGGTTAACTCAGCACCTTGTATAATTTCAAAACAACGTCTTTCGTTAACTTCATCTTTATTTAATATTCTTTCTATTGACTTTGGTCTTGATGTTGACAACGCACCAATGTCTCTTCTTTCGCCGGACGCATTTAGTTTGTTAAATTTTTCATTTAAGTTTCTATTTGCTGTCTCTAACATTCTATTTGTGTCTTCGAGGTTATTACGTATTTGTATAATATCCTCAAAGTCTGATGCCTGTTGTGCTATTACGGCTTTTTGTTCTCCAACAGCATCTTCTAATTTAATAATATTGCCTTTGGCGGTATCTAAGTCTTTTTGTAATGCTTTAACATACAAAAAGCCACCACCAGCCGCACTTATTATTACTAGTATTAATGCTATTTTAAGAGAATTAAACATTCACATGTTTTCCTACTACACTTATTAACTCACCAACAGTTCCTATGTCAAATGTCTCTTCTTCAGGAATGTTAATGTCTAGTTTATTGCTGATTTGTACAACAACATCAACTATATCTATCTCATCTCCGTCTAAATGGTCTAGAAAGTGAGTGTTAGGAGTGAACTCTTTGTCATCTCCAAAATGTCCTTTTAGTACTTCCATAATATCATCTACATACATAATTTATTATCCTAATAGTTCTCCGAGTGTTGCAGGACCAGCAATACCATCTGCTGTTAATCCTTTACTTGCTTGCCACTCTTTTAATTTACGCTCAGTGCCAGGACCAAATATCCCGTCTGCGCCTATACCTAATGCTTCCTGCATTAATTTAACACCTTCGCCACGACAACCTTTGCGTAGTACACCAATGTCATCTACATCAAAGTCATCATCGCCGGCATCTTCTGCTAGTGTTACTGGGCTACCTAGTATTTCCATTGCTTTAGTATAACGTAATTGACGATCTGCAAGACCAATGTTACCACCATTAATCTTTTTAGTCATCTTAGTGACGTTATCTGTATCAGCAATTGAATTTAATTTGTTTGCGTCCCAGAACCAGCATGCTGACTCTACAGCACCTTTTGGTGTAGCAACATATTCTGCTGCTTCTTCTGCTGTAATGTCAATACTTGCACCAAAACGTGTATAGTTTTCACGTCCTGTTAATTGCTTTAAGCCACGGCCTCTAAATAACCAACCGTCACCTTCATTTACGTTGCCCATTTTGTACTTACGGAATTCATCTTGGTATACATAGTTTGCAATTTTTTCTGGATTGCGAGCATACTCAGCTGCATTACGTCTTGTGTGACCTGCTGGATGAACACCAGTACCAAAGTACCTGCCAAATACAGCATTCAGTGATTTTTCACTATAGTTTAAGTTTTCTTGTAAACTTCTAAAGTTGTTTGATTCGTGAGCACATTGACTAAGGAAGTGTGCTACTCGCCTCTTTGTGTTTATTTCATATTTAGGCATAACAGCAACTAATGCGGCATACCAATCGTCAACGTCTTTATTACCCGGAATAATCTTTCCGAGTTGTTCTTTAGTGAATTCAAAATCCATAGTATCTTTCCTGTTTTTGTGTGCTACGTTGTATTAACTTTGTAGTCTCTCTACAACTAGTGTAGATCCGTTGTTATCAAGTGAAAACTTATTACCAAATTTAGTAATGTTGTAATCGCCGAGATACTTACTTAAAAAAATGACCTCTGCGAAGTCATTAGTGTTGACACGTTCAGTGATGTTTTGGATTGTTTCAAGTGTATCGCCAAAGTCGATAACTTTAAATTGTACAGGGTCTGCATAAATCTTTCTGACCGTTAATACATCACCGGTCATATATGTCTCTTCTAAATAACTTTTGTTAAAAAAGTCTTTGTAGTTGTTTAGACTGTTTTCTGAAATTGCAATATCATAAGTATCACTGTCTAATGGTATTTCTTCTGATAATGCATCTTGTGTTAAATCTTTAGATTTAAAGTCTTTGTAGTATCTATATTTTAGAGCTTCACAGTCAGCAAGTTTACATACACCGTCTGCAATTTCTAACACTTGTTCTGGTACATGCTTGTTACGTTCAATTTCAACAAACACTTTGTATGTTCCGTCACTTTGTTCGCCTGCTGTAGCATCAGCATCAAGTATAAAATCGTATCCTTTTTCTAAAAAGTTTTCTAAGTCTTTGGCGGCTTCTTTTTCCTTTACACTAAATGCTAGTGTAACGATATCTTTATCATCGCCCATTTTACTTTTGAAACTATCAATTTCAAAAATGTCATAGACCATGTTTTTTAAGTCAGATGCTCGTAATCCCATTATTCTAACTCTCCAGCTACGTCAGTTTGTGCTTCCATGTCAGCTTCTTGCGGTTCTTGTTGTGCTTGTGTTTCAGCAGCATTTGCAGGTTGAGTAATAGTTTCTTTATACCCACCATATATGTCTGCTAATAAGCTCTTAGGCATTTCAATATTTACGACCCAAACAGGCTTTCTATCTAGTTTACCTTTTTTAGTGCCTGGACGCATATCTTCTTGCTTTTTAATTTTACGGGGAACAATAAGATCATCTTTTTTATAAGACACTTTGCAATCATAATCTACTAGACGCTTGCCTCCCATTGGGTCTGGCATGTTGTCTCTGTCCCACATAAAGGAACAAGTAACTAAATGTCTTCCTATATCAGGACCTTGGAGTAATTCTCCATCTTCCCAATTCTTATACACATACAAATCAAGTTCATCTAGCACTCTTTCAAAGTCTTTTAGGACTTGGAATGCTGTATCACTATTATATATGTTTTCTACATTTTTTATTATATCAAGTGTGTCTTGCATTTTATAGTTCTCCGCTATACTTATTTATCAGACTTGAATTCATAACAGACAGTTTTTCTCTTTGCACCAAATGGTAAATACTTTTGTAGAACATACTTTCTACACCACAATTCCATAGGAGGAAACTTAATGGGAGCAAAGAGGAAACAGCGTAATAACGCAAATCCAAACTTTCAAAATGTCGTAGACATTAACATTCACAAAAAACCACAAAAACAAGTACAAATATTACCCAGAAATAGAAATCAAGAAGCATACGTGTTGAAACTGATGGATCCTACAAAAGACATAGTCTTTGGCGTTGGTCCAGCAGGAACAGGCAAAACTCTTTTGGCTGTGCAAGTTGCTGTAAAACTATTTAAAGATGGTGTAATAGATAAAATCATCGTTACGAGACCAGCGGTTTCGGCAGACGAAGATTTAGGTTTTTTACCTGGTACATTAGAACAAAAAATGGCACCATGGACAAGGCCTATATTTGACGTATTACGAGACTACTTTAGTGCTAAAGAAATCGAAGGAATGATCGAAGAACAGATCATAGAAATCGCTCCATTAGCATTTATGAGAGGCCGTACATTTAAAAGGAGTTTTATATTAGCTGACGAAATGCAGAATACTACCCATAATCAAATGAAAATGTTACTTACACGTTTAGGCGAAGGCTCAATGATGGCTGTTACAGGCGACTTAGCACAAGCAGACAGGCTAAAGGACAATGGTTTATTAAATTTTATGAAACTGTTGCAATCGAGTAACGTATCTTATTTGGACATAGTCCAGTTCGAACAGGGAGACATTGAACGACATAAGGCTGTTAAGGAAGTCCTCCAAATATATGGAGACGAATAACCTTTAACGAATAAGGGGAGCATTATGCTCCCTTTATTTGTATTAGTAAGTATTCATTCTTAGTAAAGATACATTCCCAACTATGCCCTTTTATAGGGGGTCTTCCATTGTTGTCATAGAATGTATGTCTAATATAATAGTTAGACAACCATATACGTTTGCCACTATTAGATATAGTGGGCGACCACGCAAATTTCTTTACATATTTAAACTGGTCGGACAGAACTTTACCGTAGTAACTGTGCCCTAGCACAAGTCCTCGGCTAACGGAAATATCTCAGCAATAACTTTTGCACATGCTTTCGCAACATCCATATGTTCTTTTTGTGTGCCATTTCCACCACGTAACTCAATGTAGTGTATCCAACTACGCAATGTACCATTCATATATAAACGTGTTTTAGTAAGACCTTCGGGTAATACTTTACGTGCTACTTCTTTAGCAATACCGTTTGCAATAGCCCAGTCGTATGCCTTACCTGCTGTATAACATACGTCCTGTTGAAGCTCTTCCCACTTAACAATTAGTTCAGCCATACCATCTTCACTGATATCAATGTCAATAGAGTTCTGTCTGTTCTTTGTGTCTTGTAAACGTGCTTCACTAGTAACAAATACTTCGCCCATTTCACCTGGCTCTGCATAGCGTTGACTAAACTCTTGGAATGCAAAACTTCTATGACGCACAATTTGATGTGCAATGTCTCTTGTAGTTTCAATTTCAATAACAGCGTTAACCATCTCAAGTGGTGACCAATGTGCATGTTTAATCAAATACTTGATCAAGCGTTCGCTTGTTTCTGTATTAATCTGTGCGGCAGGATTTGATACCTTTGCACAAAATGCAATTAGTTCTTGTAGGTCTGTTAAACCTTCTGCTTCGAATTCAGGTGCTGCTTTGCTGTAACTTACTAGTTTAGCCATTGTTAGATAGGTCCTCTCCATTGCGGCCACGGTCTCTATTGCCGTCACCATTAAGCTCTGTTAAATCTTGCTGTTTTACTTTTTGATCTTTGTTGCCAAAGATTTTGTCGTAGTTGTCTCGATACTTTTCTGTAGGAGTCTTACTTCTTAGTTCATCTCCAGTTATATCATTACGGGTCGTCATGTTATGTCCTTAATTGGTATAATACCAAATTTTTCGTACTTGTTAGGATATCCATCCCATTCTTTTGAATCGTCTAGCGGTTCAATTTTATCAATGATGTTTACGTTCCAGTCAGATACCCGCCGATTGATCTCGTCCCACTTCTCCCGTGTTTCAGGTTGTAGTTCGTGATCTGCTACAATAGCATCTACAGGACATTCCGGAACACATACACCACAGTCAATACATTCATCAGGATTGATTGCAAGAAAGTTGTCTGCTTCGTAAAAACAATCTACTGGACATACTTCAACACAATCAGTGTGTTTGCATTTAATGCAATTATCTGTTACAAGATAAGTCATATACTACATCATTGAATAAATTAATACTAATACAAACAGTGTTGTTGCTATATAGCCTACATTTACCATTTGTTTTGATTTCTTTTTGCCTGCAATTAGGCCTAATGCTTTTAAATCTTTTTTCATAATCTCGCTAGTCTTATAAGCGTTGCCGCTAAGTTAATTTCTGGATCGACCACTAGTGTGTGATCTACCAACCCCTGCTTAATAGTTAGCACAGCTTGATCCTGTTGCTCTTCTGATCCGAACAGCTCAATGTTGTCATACAGCCAACGATATATTTCTTCCATCTCTTCAGGACGTACAGCACCACAAAGTAATTTACGTGCTTCTTGAATTTTGCCTGCCTTAAACAATTCAACCATGTCAAGTTTCCAATCAGCTTCGCCTGTATCGCCTTCATTAGGCTTCAGCAAACTGTTGTCCTGTACATTCATCTGTACAGTATTAATACATTTACGCAAGTCTGGATATGTTGCTTTTACGTAGGTATCGAGCGTATCCAAATCAGGAGTAACACCTTCGGTAATAAGTATTTCAGCGACTCGAGCTGTGAACTCTGTTTGGTCAATTTTAGCAATGTGAGAACCTTGACACCTA